GCCGGGGGTGGACGACCTGGCCTTCATGGTGTACGCCGAGTTGAAGGCCAAGGGCGTCGAGGTCGGCAAGTACGACGACTGGCTCGGCGGCCTTCGGGACGTCAACCCGGCTGTGACGCCCCCCCCGCCCCAGCCCGATCAGGAACCGTCGAGCGACTGATCGTGGAGTTGGCGGTCGAGACCGGGATCTCGCCGTCAGCGCTGCTCGACCTTGACCCCGGTATGTTGGCCACGATGGTGGACGTGATCAACAAGCGGAACCAGGCGACCAGGAGGAAGCGTTGAGCGCCAGCACTCCCTCGGTCTACGGGGTCAAGGAGACCCTCGCGGTCTTGCGGTCACTCGACCCGGCCCTGTACCGTGAGGCCATGAAGCAGATCCGGTCAGCGGCTGAGCCGATGGCCGCCGAGATCCGGTCCTCGCTTCCGGGCAGCCCCCCATTGTCCGGGTTCGGCCACTCGGGGCGCACTGGGTGGACCAAGAGCGGCACCAAGGTCTCGGTCAAGGTGGGCGGCAGGCGGCCCCGCACCAAGACCACCTGGCCGTTGGCTCGGGTTGTCCTGGCGGGGGCCGGGGCCTCGATCTACGACATGGCCGGAGCGGCCAGCGCCTCCCGGCTGTCGGCCGCCCTGTCGGCCCGCTGGGGCGGGGCCAGCCGGTCGGTCTGGCCCGCTGCCCAGCGCAAGATGCCCGAGGTCCAGAAGGCCGTGCTCGAGGCCGTCGATCGGGTGGCCGACCAGGCCAACACCAGGCTGGTGAGGCGCTGATGGCGATCGTCGTCCCGATCGTATCGGAGTGGAACCCCAAGGGGGTCGATCGCTCGCTGGCCGACATCCAGCGTGCCGAGGGTGGCTGGGCCAAGACGGGCAAGGCCTTCGAGGCTGCGTTCGTGCCAGCCACGGCCGCCCTCGCCGGGTTGGGCGCGCTGGCGTACAAGACCGCTCAGGACGCCAGCGACCTGAACGAGGCCGCGAGCAAGTCGGAGGTCATCTTCGGCGACGCGTCGGCCGCGATCAAGGACTGGGCCAAGACCGCATCCGACTCGTTCGGAATGAGCCAGGAGCAGGCCCTGTCGGCCGCCTCGACCTTCGCCACCTTCGGCAAGGGCGCGGGCCTGACCGGGCAGGACCTGGGGAGTTTCTCGACCGATCTCACTGAGTTGGCCACCGACCTGGCCTCGTTCAACAACACGACTACCGATGAGGCGATTCAGGCCCTGGGGGCCGCCCTGCGTGGCGAGTCCGAGCCGATCCGCAAGTACGGGGTCATGCTGGACGACGCGACCCTGCGCCAGGAAGCCCTGGCCATGGGGATCGTTGACACCACCAAGAACGCACTGACCCCGCAGCAGAAGACTCTCGCGGCCCAGTCGGTCATCATGAAGCAGACCGCCGACGCGCAGGGTGACTTCGAGCGCACCAGCGAGGGGGCAGCCAACCAGCAGCGCATCCTCGAGGCCAAGACCAAGGACGCCAGCGCCACGATGGGGCAGGCCTTCCTGCCGATCCTCGAGGCCGCACTCCCGCTGCTGTCCTCGTTCGCCGGTTGGGTCCGGGACAACAGCGGCGTGGTCACCGGGTTGGTGTTCGGGCTCGGTGCGCTCGCCGGAGCGATCGTCGCGGTCAACGTGGGCATGAAGGCCTGGCAGGCGGCCACCGTCGCGTGGAAGGCCGCACAGATGGCGGCCACCGCCGTCCAGTGGGCCTGGAACGCGGCCATGGCGGCCAACCCGATCGGCATCGTGATTATCGCGATCGTTGCCCTGGTGGCCGCCCTGGTCTGGCTCTGGAAGAACAACGAGACCTTCCGCAAGGTCGTGCTGGCCGTCTGGGAGAAGGTCAAGACCGGGGTCTCGTCGGCGGTCAACTGGCTGATCGCGGCTTGGAACAAGATGCTGGCCGTGGTGCGCAGCGTCTGGTCCGGCATGAAGTCGGCGATCCTGACCGTCTGGGACTGGATGAAGCGGCTGTTCGCCGTTACTCCCCTGGGCCTGCTGATCAACCACTGGGACGACCTGCTGGCCGTGGTCCGGCGGGTGTGGGACTCGATCAAGTCGGCCATCTCCAACGCCGTTTCCCGGATCAAGGGCATCCTTCAGCCGTTGATCGATCTGATCCGTACGGTGAAGGACGGGCTGGGCGGCATCCTGGGGTCGGTCGGCGGGGCCATCGGGGGCATCTTCGGGCGGTCCGCGAGCGCTGCTGGGTACGGAGTGCCCGGGGTGGCCGCCTATGGCCTCGGAGGCCCCACGGCGGCCTCGGGAGGGGGCCCCCAGATCAACGTGTACGGGGCCCTGGACCCGGAGAGCACCGCACGCCAGATCCGGGCGCTGCTCACCGCTCAGGACGGGCGGCAGGGCCGGGTGTACGGGGCCAAGCGGGCGGTGGCCTGGTGATCGACCTGCTGGCTGGTGCGCTGGCCAACCCGAGCGCCTGGGGCTGGGCCGGGTTCGGGTACGGGTTCCCAGGCGGGACGGTCTCGGCCGAGTCCGAGGGGCTGCGTCTGGACTGGAACCCCGCTCCGACCCAGAGCCCGGACAACACCCAGTGCGCGTTCCACCCGCTGACCTGGGTGGTCGGCCATCGGTACCTGGCCAAGATCACGGTCGATTCGACGGTCGATGTGCGGATGGTCCAGCCCTTCACCCAGGCCAGCGCCTGGGCCCGGGCCGGGCAGAATGTCGAGGTCTGGTGGGAATTCACCGTCTCGGCTGGCCCGGACACCTTCGGCATCGAGTCAGCCCCGGCCCCCGGGGCCACCAGCACGCTCGTGCGCGAGTTGACCGTCTTCGATCTGACGGCCTCGCAAGCCGGTGAGCGTGTCCCGCTGATGGTGGTCCCGGGGGTCTCGTTCCTGGACCCGTTCAGGGTCGTCCTGCCCCTGACGATCCAGTACGGGCGGTCTGATGTCGGCAACCAGCCCGATGCTGCTTCGTTGACCTTCGGCTGGCTGGGCGACCTGACCCTGGCCTACGGCGCTGGTGACTACCGCATCGAAGTCGGCATGCCGATCCAGGTCGAGTTTCGGACCTCTTACGGGGTCTGGGACGATATCTGGGAGGACACCTGGATCGAGACCGGCGGGGCCGTGGTCGAGTCGCGGCGCTTCACTGGTCGAGTCGGTGCGCTGGCCCCGAGCCGCGAGGGCCGCCTGGTCCAGACCGAGATCACCTGCGTCGGCGAGATGGCGACCCTCGCTGCCACCCCGTCTGGCACCGCCGACTGGCCTGCCGAGTCCGAGGCCGCCCGGGTGGCCCGGGTCGTGGCCGACGCGGGCCCGGGGCTGGTCGGGACCGGCGAGGCCTGGGGCCTGGTGGCCCGGGCCGCCGAGCGGTCTCCGGTGCTGGACATCCTGCGTCAGATGGCCAGCGCCCTTGGGGCCCTGGTGGTCGAGCGCCGGGATGGGGTGGCGGTCTACGAGCCTGCCAGCGTCCGGGCCGCCGGGGCTGGTGCGTCGTCTCTGGTGCTGGATGACTACGAGATCCTCGATGGCGTCGGGTGGGCCCAGCAGATCGACGTGCTGGTCAACGACATCACCGCGACTTACGGCACCGCGCCTGACGGTGGGGACCGCCCTTGGTACCGAGCCAGCAGCGCCGAGAGTGTCAGCAGGTTCGGATTGCGCCACACCGACATCGAGACCCCGCTGGCCAACCTGGCGGATGTCCAGACCTTCGTGGCCGGAGTGATCCAGCGCTGGGCCTTCCCGTCCTGGGAAGCCCCCCAGGTCCTGGTCTGGGCCGATATCCTGTCGGATGCCCAGTGGGCGGCCCTGATGTCGCTGGCGGTCGGGTCGGTGATCGAGACCAAGGGGGTTACGACCGAGCCTGCCGCATCGGGGGGCTCGGCGCGTTGGTTCGTTGAGGGCTGGCGCGAGGAGTACAGCCGCGAGGACGGCGGGCGGCTGGTCCACGACTTCCAGGTCGCGGTCTCGGATCCCACCCGCTGGCGTCCGGCCGACAAGACCGCGACCTCGATCACCGCGAGTGGGCCGGGCTCGATCCAGTTCGGTTCGACCGCGACGATCACGGGCACTCTGACGACCCCCGACGGCCCGGCTGGGGGCCAGACGGTGCGGGTGATGGAGGGCTCGACCAGGCTCAACTCGGGCACCACCAGCGCCAACTCGGGAGCATTCAGCATCCCGCTGGCCAACCTGGGCGTGGGCCGCCGGGTGCTGACGGTCGAGTTTGTCGGCTCGGGCCTGCTGCTGCCATCCAGCACGCAGGTCGTGGTCGATGTGACCCAGGTGACCTCTACGGCGGTCTCCCTGACCGTGAGCCCGAACCCGGTGCGGAACGGCCAGACCGCCACTCTCACGGCCACGGTGACCCCTTCCTCGGTCTCCGGGCGGGTCTCGTTCGAGCGCTCGCTGGACGGCGGGGCCTGGGAGGCCGTGTCCAGTTCGGCGATCAGCGGGGGCAAGGCCGCGTGGGCCTGGTCGGCCAACAGCCCCACCCGGGCCTGGCGCTGGCGGGCGGTCCTGGTGCCGAATTCCGGCTTCGCCCCTGCGACCTCGAGCCCGGTCTCGGTCGACGTGTTGGCCAAGACCAGCCGCACGATCGAGGCCACCCGGGCCTGGGAGGCCTGCTACCGGTCGGATGGCTCCAAGCGTTCGGATACGAACGATCTGTACCAGGGCTACTACTCGGGCACCAACGGGAACCAGCGGTCTCTGGTCGGGTTCAACTACTCGATCCCGGCCGGGGCCACCGTCACCAAGGTCGAGGTCTACCTCAACAACGCACACTTCGGGTCGGCCGCTGGTGGGCAGGCCGTGGTCGGCTCGCACTCGAAGGCCAGCGAGCCCGCGACCTGGACCGGCAGCGGTGTGAGTGATGACTTGAAGCGGTTCACCATGGCCCGCTACGCCACAGGCTGGTTCGACATCACGAGTGCTGTCAAGGCCATCATCCAGTCTGGTACCATGAAGGGGATTGCGATCGGACCGGCCCCCAGCACGGCGCTGACCTATTACGGCTCGTTCAAGGGCGGGACCACTCGCCTGCGGATCACGATCGAGGAGTGGACGTGACGATCCTGCCCCAGCCGGAGGCCCCGGGCCCCGCACCCGGCCAGCCCGGGCACTTCGAACACCACGACTGGCTGGCCGCCAGTGTCCGTGCCATGGCCGAATGGTTCGCTCTTCCTGGGGCACAGGCACGCAGCCATCTGCCGGGCAACCCCAATCCCGATATCACCGCCACGTCGTGGGCCCCGCTTCCCACCACCCGCTGTTTCGTCACGCTCGGCGGTCCCCTGCCGGTCGGCACCCGGGTGCTGGTGACCTTCCACGCCTGGCTGATCGCCACCACTACCGCTGGGGACGTACGGGCCGCGATCCAGTGTTCCGGTGGGGCGACTCTGGCTGCTGGCTCCCCGGTCGGCCACACCCTCTACAAGTTGGGCTCTGCCGCCTCGCCGTGGCTGGGCACCGAGCAGGGCGGGATGAGCCAGTTGGTCACCATCACCGACGACACCCAGCCGCTCACCGTCGAGTTGTTCGCCCAGCAGGCCGGGCGGGCCGCCGCGAACCAGCGGGCGGTCAACTATCCGGGGCTGGTCGTCAGCCCGCAGTTCTGGCATGGATGAGGAGCGACCATGGATGAAACGTTCGAGATTACCGAAGAGGCACCGTTCGACCTGAGCGAGGATCTCGGCATCGAGGCCGTCTGGGTCGAGGATGCCGAGCCCGACCCGGTGGCAGATGACACCAGCGATCCAGCCTTCGAGATGGATGGGGCTGCCCAGCCGGAGGAGTCCGCATGACCGCGTTTCCCAGCCCGTCCGATTCTGCCATCCAGAGCGCGTTCCGCCGACACGGCGTGCGCTTCGTGGTGGCCCCGCTCCTGGCCGGGTCTCGAGGCCGCCCGTGGTCCTCAGGCCTGCGCGCGATCGTGGACCACCACACGGCCGGGACCAACAGCCTGCGTCACCTTCAAAACCCGGGTGGCACCTTCCCGTTCACCCAGACCCTGATCCAGCGGGATGGCCTGGTCCAACTGCTGTCCACCCGGTCCTGCTGGGGGTCTGGCACTGGCGGTCCCTGGCCCGGGATCGCGGGCCGCGACTCGCTCCACCTGGTGGCCTGGCAGAACGAGGTCGAGGACCTCGGCCAGGGCCGGACCTTCACCGCCGCGCAGATGGAGAGCCTCGGCCGGATCAACGCGGCCTTGGTCTCGCTCGGAGTCCCGGCCGCCAACGAGATCAACCACCGCGACTGGACGGATGGCACCGCCCCGGTCGGTGGCTTCCCGCTCCCCACCCGGGGACGAAAGGTTGACACTCGCTACTCGGGCGACGAGTTGCGAGCCAACACCCGCAAGTACCGCCTCGGCGGGACCACCAACCCCCCAGCAGGGGGCGGATCAGGAGGTTCGAACGTGAGCATCAGTGACAACGACGTCGAGCGTATCGCCAGGCGCGCGGCGCAGATCGTCTGGAACAGCACCTGGCGCGAGTACATCGATGAGAACGGCAACGGCGAGCGCGACCAGCGCACGGCGGTCGACGTCCTGTACGCCACCCACGCGGCCTCGGTCCGCTCGGACCGGCAGACCCGAGGGTGAACGACTGGGCGGGGCGCACGGCGTTCGTCTTGGCGGCCTTTGTCGCTGGTGGGTGGGCCACCGCCCTGGTCATCTCGGCAACTCCGTGGACCGACCTCATCAGTGATACGGGTGCCAACCTGCTGGCCACGGTCGGCGGTGTCCTGGCCGGTGGCGTTGCCACCTATCTGGGCCACCAGGCCGGGGTGAATGAGCGGCGGCCACCCGAGCAGAAGCCTCCACCGGACGACCCGTTCGCCTAACTCGACCCTCGGCCCCCGCTGGCTCCTGGCGGGGGCCGAGCCGTGTCCCGGCTTGTTCAGGGGTAGACGTTTATGGTTGAATAGTCTCGTGAGGCCGGGACGGACCCGGCCGCCGAGACACCAGGAGCGCAGATGCTGACCACCGCCGACCAGATCCAGGCCGCCGACACGATCCACATTCACGGGCTGACCGCCCGACCGCTGATGGTCGAGGACGCCCAGCCCAACGAGCGACAGGACGGGATCATCATCACGGTCTGGATGGACGCCCCCAACGCTGGCCAGATGGCCGAGATCGTGCTCAACCCCGAGACCCCCGTGCTGGTCACCCACCGCCCGGAGTGACCGAACCCACACCCGGCTCGGGTTTGAACCCGGGCCGGGGTGGGTATAACGAACCCGTCCAGCAAGAACCGATTCAAGGAGCAGCCACCATGTCGAACATCGTCGGGATCACCCTGAACACCTTCGAGGCCCGCCAGGCCATCGCCACCGCCCGCCTGTTCCTGCGGGCCGGGACCCGATCGGCCGACCTGCTCGACCGGGCTCGGGACCTGAGCCTCGAGATCGACGCCATGACGCTCGAGTACGGCGTGGCCCACTGGGCGGTCGGCTCGGCGCTGGTCGAGATGGCCCAGACCCTGCGCGACGCGATGGTCAGCCTGCCGACCGGCAAGACCCTGGTGGTGGACGACATCGCCGACGCGCTGGCCGCGACCAAGACGGCGGTCAACTACCGCCGCAACGTCACCACCGGGTGACACGGCCCACACCCGGCTCGGGTTTGAACCCGGGCCGGGGTGGGTACAACCAAACCGCAAGCAACAAACCGACCAAGGAGCAGCGACCATGCCGAACACCGACAACCTCTTCGCCCACAACACCGCCATCAGCGAGCACCAGCGCCAGACCCAGGCCGGGCGCAAGACCACCACCTGGTCCTACGCCTGCTCCTGCGGGACCCGCAAGTACGGGTTCTGGTCGCGAGTCCAGGCCGACCGGGCGGCCCACGGCCACCGGGCCACCGGGCGCTGACCCCCAGCCGGGGGCCCGTTTGACCACAGATAAACGTCTATGGTTGAATAGCCCTCGGCGGGCCGCCCCGGCCCACCAGCACAGAACGTGATCGAGCCCACATCGGCACCGAGTTTGAGACCCGGCCCGAGGGGGTATAACCGAACCGCAAGCGACAACCCACCAATCAAGGAGCAGCAGACATGACCAGCACCACGATCGAGACGAGCACCGCCAGCAAGACCCACCCCTGCCTGTGCGGCCAGATCCGAATCGACATCCCGGCCGAGACCGACAAGCCCTTCAACGCCCAGGCCCTGCCGCGCAACCACCGCGCCTACCTGGACACAGTGATCGGCGACGAGGCGGGCTGGGTCTACCTCGAGACCATGTGCGACCAGGAGACCAAGCGCACCTTCGCCCCCGGCCACGACGCCCGGGTCAAGGGCCTGCTGATCACGGCGGCCCGGCTCAACGGCGACGTGACCGTCCTCGACGGCGGCATGGCCAAGACCACCGACCCGCTGACCTACGCCAGCCAGTTCGGGTTTGCCGAGGCCGTGGCCGCCGGGGCCAAGCGCCCGGTCAAGTCCAACGGCAAGCCGGTCGGCGGCCACAAGCCCAAGACCACCGCCAAGCCGACCGTCAAGGCCAAGGTCGGCCGCTGGGTCTACGAGGGCACGGTCGAGGCTGGCGACGAGTTCCACTACACCACCAAGAGCGGGGCCAAGGCCACGACCTTCCAGTACACCCTGATCGAGGGCTGACAGCACGACCCGGGGGCCGCCACCCGGCGGCCCCCGCCCCGATACCCACCGAGGGAGACGACATGAACGAGGCGATCCTGCGGGACCTGGCCAGCAAGGCCCGGGCCCTGTCGCGTGCGCAGGCCAAGATGGACGAGGCTCGAGCCGAGTTGGACCAGGCCCTGGTCGCGGCCGACGATGCCGGGTTCAACCGCACGGTCATCACCGAGACCGCCGGGATGAGCCGGGCGACGGTGTACAAGGTGCTGAGCACCTGGGGTCGGCTGTGAGCAACCCCAGGGTCTTGAAGGCCCACCGGGAGGCCGTGCGGGCCGCCATCCCGGCGGGGCGCGAGGCGCTGGTGGCTGGCGACCTCGACGCGTTCTGCGAGATCATGGCGCATGCCGTGGTCACGGCCGAGGACCACTCCAAGACCCGGTACGTGCTGGTGGTCCGCGAGGCGACCGGGTTCAACCGGCCGCTGATCTTCGGCCCGTACGCCACCGCTGACGCTGCCACCAAGGTCTGGGAGTCCGGGCTGGGCGTCGGAGGCCGGGGAGGCATCTTCGAGGTCATCCCGGCCCCGCTGGGGCCGAAGGCACGCCGAGCCAGCAAGAGGGCCTCGGAGACCCCCTCGTGAGCCTTCCCGGGCCGGTCCTGGCCCGGCTGGTCTCGGCGGGGGTGCTCACGCAGCGCCACACGTCCCGAACCCCCCAGGCCCGCAGGTGCCCCAAGTGCGGCCGGGGCGTGGTCTCGGGGCTCGATGCCGACTCGGCCGGGCTCGACGTCGATCTCGACCCCGTGCCGTTGAGCGTGGTCGGGGAGGCGGCCCTGTGGCTGCTGGGCTGGCCGAGTTGGGGCCTACCCTCGATCCACGGCGGCCGGATCGAGTGGCGCACGGCGGCCAGCCCCCGGCGGCCGGGGCTGCTGGTCCTGCCCGAGCACCGCTGCCGGGTGATCGACCAGAGGGTCCGACTTGTTCAGGGGTAGACGTCTATGGTTGAATAATCATGTGAGGCCGGGACGGACCGGCCCCCCGATCAAGGAGCAGACACGATGCGAACCCTCCACCCCCGCCAGCAGGCCGTCCTGGACCGCGCCGGGATCACCGACCCCGAGACCATCGAGGCCCTGATGGGCGAGGCCTGGACGATCGGCAACCTGACCGGGGGCCGCCCCAGCGACAACCTCCACTCGGCGGTCGAGGCCTTCCAGCGCGACGGCCGATTCCCGGCCACCGAGTACGCGGCCCAGTGGCGAGCCGAGAACCTGTGACCGAGCCCACACCCGGCCCGAGGTTTGAACCCGGGCCGGGGTGGGTATAACGAACCTGTCCAGCCAGAACCGATCAGAGGAGCAGCCACCATGACCAGCACCCACACCCCCGCCGAGATCCTCGCGATGCTCGAGGCCGGGACCCTGGCCGAGAACACCAGCCGGGTGGGCCAGTGGATCGACGGCGAGATGGTCTGGACCGAGACCCCCGACCCCGGCTTCTACCGCCTGCCCTGCGGCGGCGTGATGAGCGCCAAGGCGATCCGCCGCGCGGCCCGCAAGGCCCAGGCCTGAGACCCCCCGACCACCCCACCACCGAAGGAGCGGCAATGAAGCGCGACGAGATCAAGATCGGCACCGAGTACGCGGCCACCGGGAAACTGGCCTACGGGGTCGAGCCCCGGGTCCGGGCCCGCCGGGTCCGGTTCACCGAAAAGACCCCGGCGGTCCTGGTCCGCACCTGGGTCAAGGCGGCCTACCCGGGCCGGGACACCCTGGCCGGGCTCGCCTACGTCACCCGGGCCAACCGCCCGGTCGAGACCCCCCGTTACTCGGTCGGGGAGGGTGAGACCTGGGTCGAGGTCGTCGCGATCCCGGGCGGCCTGCCCGCCCAGACCATGAACAGCGAGGGCGAGTGGGTCCGCACCCTGGTGGCCCCGGCCGAGGTCCACCGCACCTGGGAGACCCACCAGGCCGACCTCGACGCCCAGGCCGCCCGGCGGGCGGCAGCGGCCCCCCACCACGTCGAGACCCTGCTGGTCTCGACCCTGGTGGCGGCCATGCGGGTCGAGGGGATCGAGACCAAGGCTGAGGCGGTCGCCTACGTCGAGGGTCTGCTGGCCCAGGCGGCCGAGCGGGCGGCGCTCTGATGGCCAATCCGCTGGGGGGCCTGGACCAGGAGATGAAGCGCCTGGTCCGGGCCGCCCTCGGGGCGGGGTGTACGCTCGAGCGCAGGACCAGACACTGGGCCCTTCGCCTGCCGGACGGGTCGCTGATCACGGTGGCCAGCAGCAGCACCGGCCGAGCCAGCCGAAACCTGCGGGCCGATCTGAGACGGCGGGGCGTTCAAGTATGAATGACTAGGGCTAGACGGCCGGGCACGGGGTGTGCTACGGTACGGGCCCCGGGTGGGGCTGGTGGGGAAGCCACCCCACCCGGGACGAACAAGAGACCAGGGAGCAAGGGTATGAACAGGAGCAAGCGCAAGGGCACGGCGGGCGAGTCGGCGGTGGTCGCCTGGCTGCGCGACCAGGGCTGGCTGGCGGCCGAGCGTCGGGCCCTGACCGGGGCGGCCGACCAGGGCGACATCGCCGGGCTGCCCGGGGTCGTGATCGAGGTCAAGAACACCGCCAAGGTAGACCTGGCCGGGTGGCTGGCCGAGTTGGAGGCCGAGATCTCCAACGCCAAGGCGGATACCGGGTTCGTGATCGCCAAGCGCCGGGGGTCCACCGATGTGGGCCAGTGGTACGCGATCCTCCCGGCCGGTCGTCTGGCCGCCCTGTTGAAGGACGCTGGCCGATGAGCCCCTACACCCACCCCGCCGTCGAGATCAACCTGTGCCCCGAGGCCGTGCTGGATACCTGGTGCGCGGTCGAGCGTGCGGTCCTGCTGGCGCAGGCTGAGCACGGGCAGATCCCGGTGGCCTGGGCCGAGCAGGCCTTCGAGGCCCCAGCCCCCAGCGTCGAGGCATGGCAGGCCGCCACGGCCGAGTGCGGCCACGAGGTCGTCGGGTTCCTGCTGGCCTGGGGGCTCGAGCACGTCCACATCGGGCTGACCAGCAGCGACGTCACCGACACGGGCCTGGCCCTGCGGCTGCGCGAGGTCAACCACGTGCTGATCGAAGAGGGGTTCCGGCTGCGCGAGGCGCTGCTGGCCCGAGCGGCCGAGCATGCCGACACTCCGAGGCTGGCTCGGACCCACGGCCAGTCAGCGGTCATCGACACGCTGGGCCACCGCCTGCTCGACCTGGCCCTGATGGTCAGTCGCTGCGTGCTGCGGTTCCAGGAAGCCTGCGAGTGGGTCGAGGTCGCCAAGATCGGTGGGCCCTCGGGCGGGCACCACGAGATCAGTCCCGACGTGGCCGACCGGGCCGCCGAGCACCTGCGCCTGCCTCGAGCCCGGGTCGCCAGCCAGATCTACCCCCGCGACTCGCTGGCCGCCTGGGGTGCGACCCTGGCCGGGCTGGCCACCGCCTGCGAGGCCGTGGCGGTCCAGATCCGGCTGTGGGCCCAGGAAGGTATCGACGAGGCCCGAGAAGGGGCCTCGGAGGGCCGCGCGGGCTCCTCGGCCATGCCGGGCAAGCGCAACCCGATCGAGGCCGAGAGGGCCTGCGGGCTGGCCCGGGTGGTGGTGGCCGATTCGACCGCCCTGTGGGCCAACGTGGCGTCCTGGCATGACCGGGACATCAGCCACTCCTCGGTCGAGCGGCTGCTGGTCGGGCAGATGGCCAACACGACCGGCTATCTGCTGAACCTGATGACCCGGCTGGTCACCGACCTGGTGTTCAACACCGAGCAGATGGCCCGCAACATCGCCACCGCCCGCAACACCAGCGCACACGCCAGGCTGACCAAGATCCAGCGGGCCGGGGTCTCGTACGCCGCCGCCCGTGAGATGGCGGCCGACCCGGCCGTGCGGGTGGACGACCTCGACCTTCGACCCGACCTCGGCCACCTGGCCGAGATCACCCGCCTGCTGGGCTCACGCCCGGCCGAATCGAACAAGGAGCAGCACTCATGATCCGACGCAGCGACGTCAACCGGCCGACCAGCCGCGAGTTGGTGTTGGCGTGCCTGGCAGGAGCCCCGCACATCACCCATCTCGGGGACGTGGACGGCACCCAGGTCTACAGCGTCAACCTGCCCGCCAGCAACTACGCCGTGGTCCTGGTGGACCCGGCCTGGTCCCAGACCAACCCCAAGGTGCTGGTCCACTACTTCGACTCGGACGCAGACCGGCTGGCCTGGGTCGCGACCACCCCCGGCCTGCGCACGCCGCTGACCTTCGAGGGCGACCAGTGAGCCTGGATGCGGCCTTCGCCGGGCCGCCCCGGGACCGCTGGGGCCGACCGCTGTTGGTCCCGGCAACCGGCGGTAAGCGGGTCGCCTACACCCGGGCCTCGACCCTGGCCACGACCCTGACCGACACCTACGGGTTGATGGCCTGGAAGCAGCGCCAGGTGATCATCGGGCTGGCCCGCCGGGCCGACCTGCGGGCCCTGGCAGCGTCGGTCGACCCTGGTGACAAGGCGGCCCTGAACGAGATTGCCGAGCAGGCGATGGAGGCGGCCGAGTCGCAGGCCGCAGCCAACATGGGCACGGCACTCCACGCGCTGACCGAGCGGGTCGATGATGGCGAGCCGATCGAGGCGCTCGGGGTCTCGGGCGAAGTGGCCGCCGACCTGGCCGCCTACCGCCAGGCGACCGAGGGCCTTCAGATGCTGGCCCGCGAGACCTTCGTGGTCTGCGACTCGATCCGCACGGCCGGGTCGTTCGACCGGCTGGTGCGCACCGACGAGGGAACCTTCATCGCAGACATCAAGACCGGCACGCATGCGGCGGCCTACCCGCACTCGGCCTCGGTCCAGTGTGCGGTCTACGCCCACGGCACGGTCTACGACACGAGCACCGACCAGCGCACGGTCGATCTGTCCGAGCACGTGGACCAGGATCGGGCCCTGATGATCTGGCTGCCCCAGGGCCAGGCTCGGTGCGAGTTGGTCTGGCTGGACATCTCGACCGGCTGGGAGATGGCCCAGCACTCGGTGCGGGTGCGTGCCTGGCGCTCGAGCCGCGAGATCGCGTGGAGGTCTTGATGTGGCTGTGGACCGACCGACCCACGGATGCGCTGGGCAGGCCTGCCAGGTCTGCTACCCGCCCGAGCACGACCCGGGTTTCTTCTGCCCCGAGTGCCACGCCCGGCGGCCGGTCGGCCACTCGTGGGAAGATCACTCGTAGGCTCGCGATCGCGGCCCTGATGGCGGGCTCGTTCGCACTGGGCATGGCCGACCCGCTGTGGTCGGCGATGCCCTGGAACAACTAGGACTCCCGGCCGTCAAGGTGGCGGCCGGGCCGAACAAGAGACAAGGAACACGAACATGAGCAACGACACGCTGGATGACCTGTTCGCTGGTGGCGGTGCCCCGGCGGTCAAGTGGGAGACCCTCGGGCAGAAGGTGGTCGGCCCGATCACCAAGGCCGAGGCCCGCCAGGCCCGCGACTTCGAGACCGGGGACCTGCTGACCTGGGACGACGGGCGGCCCAAGATGGAGGTCATCCTGACCATCGCGACCGGGCAGATCGACCCGGGGATCGAGGGCGACGATGGCGAGCGCCGGGTGTTCGTCCGGGGCCACATGTTCACCGCGCTGCGCGAGGCGCTGAACAAGGCCAAGGCCCGTAAGCCCGAGCCGGGCGGTAGGGTCGCGATCGTGTGGTCCGGCGAGGGCGAGCCCCCCAAGAAGGGGTTCAAGGCCCCGCGCCTGTTCACCGTGGCCTACGAGCCCCCGGCCATCGCGGCGGTCGAGGACCTGTTCGCGCAGGCCCCGGCCACCCCGGCCCCGGCCAGCGATGAGGCCGCCGACCTGGCCGCCCTGCTGGCCAAGTCCTGACCGACCCTCGCCCGACCCCCGGACCCACCGCCGGGGGTCGGGCGAGCCCCACCCCCCGATCGGAGCAGCATGAATGAGATCCACCCGGACCTGATGGCCCGGGCGCTGGCCCTGGCCGAGCACGGCTACGGCCCGATCCCGCTGGCCACCAAGGCCAAGGCCCCCGAGCCCGGGGGGTTCCAGGGGCAGAAGAATCCGCTGCCCTCGTTCGCCGACTGGTACGCGGTCGTGGAGGCCGACCCCGAGCGCTGGGGCAACCTCGGGGTGCGCTACCCGGTCTCGGTGATCGCGCTGGACGTCGATCTGTACAAGGGGGGCGACTCGATCCGCTGGGACACCCTGCGCTCGAAGTTGCCAGCCACAGTGGTGATCAACGCTCGGGCCGACGAGGGCGGCCACTGGCTGTACCGGCTGCCCGAGACGGTCGATCAGGCCGACCTGCCTACCGGGTTCGGTGCTGGTGAGATCCTGCGGTTCGGCCACCGCTACTCGATGGCCCCGGGCTCGTGGAACCCCGACGCGCAAGCCGAGTACCGAGCGATCGACCAGCGGACCGGTGCGGTGCTGGAATTCCTGCCCCCGGTCGCCAGTCTGCCGGTCCTGCCGCTGGTGGTGGCCAGCGCCCTGCTGGCCCTGCGAGGCCCACGGAGGGCCACGGGAGGCCACGAGGGGGCCTCCCGGGTGCCAGCGGGCCCCGGGGCCGCCCCAGGGGCTCCCGTGGCCGTTCCTGGGCCTCCCGTGGGTGGTCCTCCGTGTGAGTACCTGTCCCGGCAGGCCGCCCGGGCCATCGAGGGCATGGTCGAGGGCAGCAGGCATGACGCGATGACCAAGGGGGTCTGGGCCGTGATCGCCGGGTGGGCCGAGGGCCACTCGGGGCGCAACGACGCACTGGCCCTGATCCGTGACGGGTTCCTGGAAGCCATGGGCGACGACCGGGCCGGGGTGTTCGAAGAGTTCAAGCGGGCGGTCGAGCAGGCACTGGACAAGATCGAGGTCGCCGACCCGCTGATGTGGTCCTGCTGCGGCTCGGTCGCCGAGCCCGGGACCGCCGCTGACGAGCCCACCGAGGCCCCTCCCGAGCCCTCGGGCGACCTGTGGGCCCAGGCGGTCGTGCGCCGGGCCGAACAGTTCCGGCTGGACCGGGAGGCCCGCGAGTACGACGCCGAGCGCCTGGGCCTGGCGCTGGTCCACCCTGAACCGGTCAGGCTGACCGACCTGCTCGAGCACCCGCCCGAGGATGTCGCCTGGCGGATCGAGGACCTGTGGCCGAGTGGCGGTAAGGTGCTGCTGACGGCCAGCGCAAAGGCGGGCAAGACCACCATGGTGCTCAACATCGAGCGCAGCCTGTTGACCGGCGAGCCGTTCCTGGGCCGGTTCGACGTGGCCCCGATCGACGGGTCGATCGTGGTATTCGACATCGAGATGAGCCTGCGCCAGCAGCACGACTGGCACTCCTCACTCGGCCTGGACCGGCAGGCCACCGACCGGATCCACCTGGTGCCGATGCGAGGTCGGGCCGCCAGTTTCGACCTGCGCTCGGACAAGGCCCGGGACCGCTGGCGCAAGACCCTGACCGACCGGGGCTGCTCAGTGATCGTGGTCGACCCGCTGGGTCCGGTGCTGGCCGGGCTCGGGATGGACGAGAACAGCAACAGTGAGGTTGCGGTGGTCCTGGCCGGGTTGGACGCCCTGGCCGCCGATGTCGGGGCCGACCTGCTGGTGGTCCACCACCACGGCCACTCGGCGACCCGGGCCCGGGGTGCCTCGGCCTTCGAGGGCTGGCCCGACGCCCTGTGGAGGCTGGATCGCAAGGACGAGGACACCGAGCCCGCCGACGACCTCGAGGCCCTGTTCAGCGCACCGCTGAACCGGACCTTCGCCGCCGTGGGACGTGATGTGCTGGTGGCCGAGACCCCGCTGGCCTACGAGCCCGAAGGCCGTCTGCTCGGGCTGGTCTCCGGGACCGTCTCGACCAAGGCCGAGCGCGAGCGCCGCGACAAGGACCAGGCCGACATCGAGATCCTGGTCGGGCTGGTCGCTGCCCGCCACCCTGAGCCTTTCTCGCCGGGCACGAAGGCGGGCCGGGTGGCCTGGTCCGAGGCCGCGAAGGAGAACGGCGGAAGGAGTGGCGTACGGGCCCTCGAAGGGGCCGTCCGGGGGGCGATGAACACCGGTCGGCTGCGTGGAGCAGACGACGGGCTGGTCCTCCCATGACCCCCATGGGACCGCTCCCACGAGGGCCCGTGTCCACTCGTGTCCACTCGTGTCCATTATTTCTTTGGACATCGTGCGGCGAGGCGTGTCCACGTGACCCCCCCTTCGGGGGGGGGTGTCACGGTGGACACACGCCGTCACCGCCGGGCACGGGATCTGCTGGCGGACACCGGACACGGACACGGACACCAGAGCGGGCGGACACAGGCCAGCCTGGATACACAGACCCTGGGCACGCTAGGATAGCGGCCCAGCACCACGAGACAGGAGCAGCGAGATGAGTGGAAAGATCCAGGTCGTCGTCGGCGGCCAGTTCGGCTCGGAGGGCAAGGGCGCGGTCGTCGCGCACCTGAGCCGCCAGCCTCACCCCAGCGGTCCCACGGCGGTCGTGAGGGTGGCGGGTCCCAACGCGGGGCACTCGGCCACCGACCCGACCGGACGGGTCTGGGCCCTGCGCACCGTCCCGGTCGCGGCGGTCACCGACCCCGAGGCGCTGCTGGTGATCGCAGCCGGGTCGGAGATCGACGGGTCGGTGCTCGAGCACGAGATCGAGATGCTCGAGGGTGCCGGGTTCAAGGTGCGCGACCGGCTCACCATCGACTGGCAGGCGACGGTGCTCGAGCCCGGCCGCCACCAGGTCGCCGAGGCGCAGGCGGCCCTCACGGCCAAGGTGGGCTCGACCGGCAAGGGCATCGGGGCCGCCAGGGCCGACCGGATCATGCGGACCGCCGAGTTGTGGGGTGGCTCGACCGAGGCCAGCGTGGTGCTCAACGAGGTCCTGACCGATGGCGGCCGGGTGATCATCGAGGGCACCCAGGGCTACGGGCTCGGGCTCCATGCCGGGTTCTACCCCCAGTGTACGAGCAGCGATTGCCGGGCCATCGACTTCCTGGCCATGGCGGGCCTGAGCCCCTGGCAGGCCAACGTGGCCGACCTCGAGGTCTACGTCGCGATGAGGCCCAACCCGATCCGGGTCGCTGGCAACAGCGGCCCCCTGCGTGGCGAGACCACCTGGGAGGCCCTGGGTCTGCCGGTCGAGTTGACCACCGTGACTCGCAAGCCCCGCCGGGTCGGGGCCTGGGACCGGGACCTGGCCGCCGAGGCCGTGGTGGCCAACGGTGGGGCCCCGGTCGCCCGGATCGCGCTGACCATGGCCGATCATCTGTTCCCGCAGGTCGCGGGTCTGTCCGGCACCCGCTGGCACTCGGACCTGCCCAAGGACCTGTCGGACCTGATCTGGATGATCGAGGACCAGACCCAGGCCAAGGTGGCCCTGGTCGGGACCGGCCCGGGGACCATGTTCGAGATGGGGGCGGCTCAGTGAGCGCCGAGCAGGCCCTGGCTGGCTGGTGGCGGGCCAAGGCCGAGTCCGAGATCGAGATGGTGGTCGCCAAGGCGGTCGAGTACGGGGCCCGCGATCTGGTCGAGATGGGCCGCTCGCTGGCTCACATGGCCGGGCGCGAGGGCCTGACCGACGCCCAGCACGCCGAGTTGGGCTGTCTGGCCTACGCGGTCGGCAAGATGGCCAGGATCGAGGCGGCCTGGCACGAGGGCCGGATGCCCAGCGACGACTCCTGGCTGGACCTGGGGGTGTACGTGAGGATGGTCCAGCGGATCCGGGAGGCAGGCGGCTGGCCGGGAGTGCCCCTTCCCGGCCCAGGAAGGGCCACGGGAGGCCACGAGAGCCCGCCCGGGCCCTCTGGGGCCACCCCGGGCTCCCAGGGCCTCGGAGGGGCCTTCCCGGGCCTCGGGGCCGAGCACGATTGCGGCCCGGCATGCTGATCTACCTGGCCCACCCGATCGATCAGGGCCCCCTGGACACCGCAGACGCCCGCCGGGCCCTGCTCACCCACGGCCACGTGATCTTCGACCCGGCCCGGGCCTGGTCGGTCGGTGAGGGTGCCCCACTGGTCCCCGGCCTTCAAGCGGCCAACCACGCCGTGATCCGCAAGGTCGATGTCGTCCTGGCCCTGGTGGACGCCAACCGGCTGTCGATCGGAGTCGTGGCCGAGATCGTGGAGGCGGCCCAGAGCGGGGTGCGGGCCCTGGTGGTCGGCGACATCGCGCCGTCCTGGGCCCTCACCTTCATGGACATCCCGCAGGTCAAGACCATCGAGCAGGCGTTGGCCTGGTTGGAGGAGCAGCAGACATGACCCGTCATGGTGGCAGGATGATCTATCAGGGCCAGGCCCCCACCAGGGCCTACCACGACGATGCCGGGTTCGACCTGGCCGTCGAGGGAGACCACTGGATCGGGCCGCATGCCTTCGCCAGCATCCCGCTGCGTACCAGGCTCAAGGCACCGACCGGCTGCTGGCTGCTGCTGATCGGCCGGTCCTCGACCTTCAAGAACCGGGGCCTGATGCTCAACCCGGGAGTGATCGACCCCGGCTACACCGGTCCGCTGTTCGGCGTGGTCCGCAACCTGACCGACCAGGCCGTCACCCTGACTGATGGCGAGCGGATCTGCCAGGCGATCCCCATGCTCAACGTCGCCCAGGCCGTGGTCCCGGTCGAAGGCGAGATGCCCGAGACCCCCAGGGGCCACAACGGGTTCGGCTCGTCCGGAGCGTGACCGACCGGGGCCGACCGGTGTACAATGCCAACACCGGTCGGCCCCGACCACGAGGAGCAGCATGGCCAACAAGCACCGCCAGCCCGGGTGGAAGGCCCGGGCCTCGGCCTATCTGGACAAGGCCGAGGCCGAAGGCCTGTTCTGTTACCGATGCGGTGACACCATCGACTACAGCCTGCGCTCCTCCACCCACCCTGACGGACCGACCACCGACCATCTCGACCCGCTGATGCTCGGTGGGGATCTGCTGCCAGACGGAGACGACCGGTTGGTCGTTGCCCACCGCAGGTGTAACAGCAGGCACGGAGCCAGGCTTCAGCAGGCGGTTAGGCGCAACTCAGCGTCAACTCGGCTTTTTCGAAACGAAACGTCGACCCCTGTGCCCCAGGTTGACACACTCCCCCTTGAACGTTCAAGTATCTCAACCCCGGACGGGCCGTTCGTGGCGGTCGGCGGGGCGGTCCCGGACCAGTGGCTCGAGGTCGAGTGGATGGCCGATCTGCTCGACGTGCCCGAGCATGCGACCTGGCCGAGGCTGATGACCGATGCGCATCCTCGTGCGGTCGGCTCGTATGGCTGGGCTGCGATTGAGCGCATCGAGAGCCGCCGTGCGGCCGACCCGATGGTCCCTGTGAAGGCGAAGAGCCTGCGCTGGTGGCAGAAGTTGCTGATCGTGCGCATGTACGAACACGACGAGGACGGCGTGCTGGTCTGGTCTCGCGTGGTGCTCTCGACCAGCAGGCAGGTCGGCAAGAGCGTCGGGCTGCGCGAGATCTCGCTGGACCGGATCAGCCAGTGGGAGACCCTCGGCGAGCAGCAGTTGGTGCTCCACATCGCCAAGGACCTGACGATCGCCGACGAGATCCAGCGCCCGGCCCGCAACTGGGCCTCGATGATGGAGCGGTCGGGGGCCCTGTGGCACGCGGTGGGGGCAAACGGCAAGTGGGCGGTCGAGTGCGGCGGTGAGATGGGGCGCTGGCTGATCCGTGCGCAGGAGGCCGTCTATGGCTATTCAGCCTCGATGGCGATGGTGGACGAGGCCTGGTCGATCGACCCGCTCCACATCGAGGAGGGGATCACCCCGACGATGGCCGAGCGCGAGCAGCCCGTGCTGATGCTGATCTCGACCGCGCACCGCAAGGCCACTCGTCTGATGGTAGACGCGAGGGCCGAGGCGATCGCCGAGATCAGCAAGCCGGACCAGACCCTGCTGCTCGAGTGGTCGGCTGCCGACAACGAGCCGCACGACGTGCGGCAGCAGCGGATGGCCAGCCCCCACTGGGACCAGCGCCGACGCGACTTCATCGCCAGCAAGGTCGGCAAGGACGGATTCGCCGAACAGTGGCTCAATATCTGGCCCAACCTCGACGTCACCTTGCCCACGATGGCCGACCCCGAGGCTTGGGCGGCCCTGGCCGACCCGGCCCTGATGATCCCGACCGGGACGGCGGCCAACCGCGCGGTCGTGATCTATCCCGAGCCCAAGCAAGCCCGCTGGTATGTGGCCGTTGCTGGGGTGCTCGATGAGGAGCGGGTGGGGGTCAGCCTGGTGGCCGACGAGATCTCGTTCCGGTCTGCCCTCGAGCACGTGATCAAGCAAGCGGCCCTCGGCGGGTGTACCGTCCTGGCGCCCAAGATCCTGAGGGGCCGCCTGCCCCGGATCGCGGGGGTGCGTCAGGTGATCTTCATCGGAGATGCCGACCTGGCTGCGGCGGTCGCCACTGTTCGCCCGATGGTCGAGGCTGGTACACTCCGGCATGATGGGTCGCAGTTGCTGGCCGAGCAGGTGATCGGTGCGGTGGTCGAGACGTATGGCGAGGCGATGCGGATCTCGACCACCAAGTCGGAGGGGCCGACCGAGGGAGCCAAGGCCGCGACCCTGGCCGTCTGGTGGGCCCAGCGGCAGGACCGACCGAAGGTGGTTGTCGCGTGATCGTTCTGGTGGTCCAGGTCCTCGGCCTGCTGCTGGTCGCCGCCGGGTTCGCCATGCTGGCCCCCTGGGCCGGGTTGATCGCGCTGGGGCTCGCGCTGGTACTGGTCGGGCTGATCTTCGAGGCACAGGAGGACCGTACCGATGGGTCTGCTTGATCTGTTCGGCCGCCCGGCCAGCGGGTCCCGGGTCGAGTTCGGCTCGGATGGGGACTGGTGGCGCTCGGCGTTCACCCCCTGGCCTGGCATCGTCAACGACTCGATCGACGTCGGCACAGTGACTCAGGAGCAGGCCGCAGGCCTGCCCGGGATCGGCCGTGGTGTCGAGTTGATCGCGGGCGTGATGGCCCAGATGCCACTGGCATTGTACCGCAACCAGGAGCAGCCCGATCAGATCCGCTCGACCGAGCGCCTGGCCACCCCGCCGCTGCTGCGCAATCCCGACCCGTACTGGCATGGCCGGGACGCCTGGATCTCGGCCGTGGCCTCCTCGCTGGTCTGGTACGGCGACGCGTTCGCCTACCGAGGCCCGGAGGTCAGCGACTACCGGGGCTTCCCGCTGCGCCTGCCCCTGTTCGATGCCGAGAAGGTGTCCTACGGCACCAAGGAGAACGGGGTCGTCAAGACCTACCAGGTGGTCGGCGAGAACGGTTGGTCCGAGGTCGAGGTCCCCGACATGCTCCACATGGTGGTGGGGGCTCGAGCCGGTAAGCGCATGGGGCAGGGGGTGCTGGACCGGTACCAGCGCGAGTTGCGTCTGATGGTCGCGACCGAGAATAGCCAGTACGTGCTGATGAACAGCGGCCAGCCGGTCGGCATCGTCAGCCTCGATGTCGATCTGAACCAGGCCGAGGCCGATGCGGTGAAGGCCGGGTTCTTGAAGGCTGTTCGCACGGATGGCTACGCGGTGATGGGCAAGGCCTCGTTCAGCCCGGTCTCGTTCAACAGCAACGACCTGTCCATGATCCCGACCCGCGAGTTCCACCTGCGCCTGGCCTCCGACATCGTGGGGGTCCCGCCGTACCTGCTCGGGGTGCCCAGCGAGTCCCGGGTCTACGCCAACATGGAGACCGAGTGGGCGACTTTCATCAAGGTCACGCTCGGCCGATACATCGCGGCTATCGAGACTGGGCTGTCCTCCTGCTTCCCGCGTGAGGTCACCGTCCGATTCAGCCTCGACTCGCTGCTGCGGTCCGAGACCAAGAATCGCTGGGAGACCTACAAGATCGCATCCGACATCGGCGCACTCACGATCGATGAGATCCGCCAGTCCGAGAACCTGCCGCCGATGCCAGCGTCGGCGGCACCAGCCCCCCCGGCCGACCCGGCCGAAGGGTCACCCGAGGAGGAGTCATGAAGGACAAGTGGACCAGCCTCCGGGCGGCCCTGGACACCAGCGAGGAGGCCACTCCTGGGGTCATCTCGGGCATCGCGGTGGCCTACAACGTGGACGTGCCCCGGGGCCCCCGGCTGGCCGAGAGGGTGGCCCCCGGGGCTTTCTCGGCCCAGGTCAAGGCCCCCAATCGGGTCGCGGTCCTGTGGCAGCACGACACCGACTCCCCGATCGGCCGGGCAACCAAGTTGACCGACTCCGAGGAGCACCTGCGGTTCGTCGCCAAGATCAGCGAGCACGAGGACATCCCCGAGGCCCGTAAGGCCCTCGCGCTGCTGCGCGAAGGGATCGTGGACGAGATCTCGGTCGGGTTCGAGTGGGGCACCTGGACCGAGCAGCGCGACGAGGCCTCGGGCCGCACCACCATCCTCCACACGAAGGCCCGGCTGCGCGAGTTCAGCGTGGTCACCTTCGGTGCGCTGGGTCGGGACGCCCGGGTGGTCTCGGTGGCGGCCTCTGGCTACGTCATCGATCCTGCGGCCATGCGGGCCCGGCTGGACGCGCTGCGTTCGTGACAGCGCCGGGGGCGGTCTGCTACGATTTACCCAGCAGGCCCCCCCCGGCCCGCGACGAGTGGCCCCCCCGCCCACGCTGGCGAGCCCCCCACCCGGCCGCGATGGACGGCACCGGCCGACGTGGCAACCTTCCGTCAACCGAGCCCTGGGAGGGCACAATGAGCAAGGCACTGATCAAGCGTCTTCGCGACGAGCGCGAGTCGGCCCGCAAGAGCGCCGACACGCTCCTGGCGAAGATGGAGTCGGGCAGCGACCTGTCCGAGGCCGAGTCGTCCAACCTCGAGGCCCTGGTCAAGAGCGCCAGCGACCTGGACGCCCGGATCGCCGACCTGACCAAGACCGAGATGGCTCGCATGGAGGCCGAGGCCCTGGACGCCAAGTTCGACCAGGCCACCCGCGAGTTCGCCTCGGTCCAGGTGACCGAGCCCGAGTCCACCAGCCTCGCCGACGCGTTCGTCAACAGCGAGATCTTCGCCAACTACGCCAAGGCCCCGGCGGGCAACTCGGGCGTGTTCGAGTCGTCCTACGCGCTGATCAAGACCGAGGACGGCTCGGGCAACCGCCTGCCCGGAGTCGCCCGTGTCCGGGATGCGGCTCTGCCGGTCCGCACCACCCCGCTGCTGGACGCGCTGGGCTACGAGCCCGTCTCGTCCAACTCGATCGACTGGATCGAGTGGCCGCTGTCGGCCCCGGTCGCGGGGGTCGTCCTCGAGGGTGCGGTCAAGCCCGAGGCGACCTACGCTCCGGCCCTGCGCGCCGGGACGCTCGACAAGATCGCGCACCACATTCCGATCACCCGCGAGGCCCTCGAGGACATCGCCCGCGCGCGGGCCATCGTCTCGGGTGCGCTCCTGGACGGTGTTCGGGCCAAGGCCGAGGCCGACGCTGCCGCCGCGCTGGTGGCCGCGACCCTGCCGACCGCCGAGCACGAGACGCTGCTCGGGGCCATCCGGGTGGGCGTGGCCGAGTGCCAGATGGCGGGGTTCCAGCCCCGCACGGTCGTGGTCAACCCGCTGGACTACGCCGAGATCGACATCGACCTGCTCACGCTCACCCTCAACGGTGCGCGTCGCGAGTCGCCGGTCTGGGGTCTCACGGTGGTCCCGGCCGGGGCCGTCGCGGCCGGGACGGCGTACGTCGGCGACTTCAACGCAGGCATGACGCTGTTCGACCGCCAGGTGACCTCGCTCTACATCACCGACAGCCACGCGAGCGAGTTCACCAGCAACATCCTGCGCCTGCTCGCCGAGGCCCGGATGAAGTCGATCGTGACCCGCCCCGAGGCGATCGTGGAGTGCTCGAAGGCCGCCACTCCCTGATCGACCCCACCGCTCCCTCGGGGCCGGGCCAGGCTGCTCCGGCCCGGCCCCGAGGGAAACATCGAGGAGGCATCGTGGCGCTGCTGGTGACCGAGCCCGAGTTGCTGGCCGCCCTCGACCTGCCGGTCGACCTCGACCCGACCCCGTACACCCAGGCCTGCGTGGCGGCCGACAACACCGTCAGGCGCTGGCTGTCGGAGGCCAAGGGGCCGCACGACGACCACGCTTGGGACCGCGAGGCGGCCCTGGCCGTGGCGGTCCAGATCTACGTCTCGCGCACCGCACCCGGCGGCCAGATGAACAGTCTGGACTACCAGCCGATGACCGGCCCGCACCTGCTCGGCCCGGGCCTGTCCGGCCGAGTGATGGGGCTGATCGAGGATTGCCGCGAGCACGGCTCGGTGGTGATCGCGTGACCCCACTGGGCGAGGCCCGCCAGTGGGCCGTGGGCCTCTTGGAGCCCCTGGCGGGGCCGGGGGTCCAGGTGTACCCGGCCCCGCCCGAGAACCCCACGGTGCCCTGTTTCGTGGTCTCGGCTGGGGTGCCCTGGGTGCTGCGTGGCAAGACCTTCGGGCAGACCGGAGTGAACCTGCGGGTCAGCATCATGGTCGGCCCCTCTGGGGGCAACCGGCCAGCACAGGAGCGGCTCGAGGACTTGCTCTGGCCGCTGCTGTCGGTGTTCACTCCAACCGGGCCCATCGAGCCCCCGAGGCTCGAGCGCTTGGGCCAGGCCGAGTTCTACCAGATCGATGTTCCCATCTCAACCCTCGTAGGAGACTGACGATGACCACCACCGCGATCACCGGCAAGCAGGTGACCTTCGCCTTCGGGTCCAACGAGGGCACGGCGCAGATCACCAGCGCCACTGTGGACGAGGCAGGCTCGTCCAACACCATCCAGACCCTCGGCGGGTCGGTCACGATCAGCCAGGGCATCGAGTCCTCGGTCTCGTGCGACTTCCTGTACGACGGCAACACGGTCGGCGGTGGGTTCTACGCCGCGTTGAAGGCGGCCCTTGCCAGCGGCACGCCCGGTGACCTCACGATCAGCGGCCCCAACGGCGACGAGTGGACCGGCTCGGCGATCGTGACCAGCCTCTCGACCGAGATCCCGGCGGATGACGCGATGACCTGCTCGGCCGAGTTCGGCATCTCGGGCGTGCTCGACTTCGCCCCGCCCGCAGCCTGACCGCAACCAACTGTCAACTACGGGAGGAGCCCCCGTGAGGATCACCGTCGAGTACGATACCGGCGATGGGAACGAGCGCATCGAGATCGGTCCCTGGGGCATGGTGGCCTGGGAGCGTCGGTCCAAGATGCGCATCTCGGACCTGGCACAGGGGCCGGGGGTGGACGACCTGGCCTTCATGGTGTACGCCGAGTTGAAGGCCAAGGGCGTCGAGGTCGGCAAGTACGACGACTGGCTCGGCGGCCTTCGGGACGTCAACCCGGCTGTGACGCCCCCCCCCCCCCACCCCCCTCAGG